ATAATTACTTTGGTGTTTTTACCAGAAGTAATAGTAGGATAAACAGATGCAAAGAACGAGTCTGCAACATGGTTTGGAACGAATGCAAATTCGTCGAGGAAGAGGATATTGAACGACATGCCTCGGACAGCACTTGCAGACGTAGAAGCTGCCAATATCTTACTGCCATTTTCTAACTCAATGTTTCCCTTGTTCCATACCAAAATACCTTGCTGCATCCATTTGGGTAAGTTTTCATATGCTGTTGCTAACCTTGCTAGCAGTTCTCTTGCAGTGGATGCTTTGTTTGCAAGAATACCAATATTTACTGAATCATTAAAGAGTGCATAATGCAAAAGATATGACACAACAGTTGTAGACTTACCAGTCTGTCGTGGCATTTTGCATATGTTAAATCTATTCTCATGAAAGTTATTAATTAACTTTTCTTGAAAATGATATGGAATAAATTGTGTCAGTCCTTCATCAAGAGAAACAATTTTTACATAGTGAGTGGCAAAGTAAACAGGATCACTTTGACACTTAATATATTCTCCAACTTGTTCCGGTGAGAACTCTATTGGAGTATTTGCTTTTTTTAATAACGGATTTCCAAGATATACATTATCAGCCATAATTTACTCAACAATTCCACTTTCTAAGTGATTTATTAATTCTGCTATCGGGGTCTCTAGCAGTTTTAGCAGAAGTCAATTTAGACTTCATACCTTTCATTCTAGCGCAGAAGGATGCCCTCCTGGGATTTCCAACCTTCTTGCTTGGTGCCTTAAGGTCAGATCCTGGATTTTGCGCTTCATAAGACTTTCGTCCTTTTTCATTGAGTCCGCCTTCTTTATTTTTTCCTGATTTTTTTGTCCATGCTGCCCCTTCGGCAACTTGGAGAACTGGTTCTCCTGGTTCATACTCCGAAACTTTGAATGTTGCTAGTTTCGCGCCGGGATATACTTTATTAATCTGATTTTGAACATCAGATCTTGTGGGTAAAGCTATTTGTGGGAAGAACATTTTTAGAGCAAAAAACTTTCCTCTAAAATTAAAATAGGTATCAACAAGGTTACCAGTTTTTGCTGGTATTCTTACTGCTTCTTGTACTTCAACCTCTTCTTTCTTTGTCTTCTTAACACAGTTTGGATACTTTTTTCCAAACATAGTTTTCATACCTTTTTTCTCATATCCTTTCCAACATGCTTCCATTTCAAGTTCTTCTTTCTTGGTGCTATTACCCCAATTTTTTGCACCTTTTTTACGACACTTGACTAGTGCTCCTGACGCATATGCACTTGGCCAAACTGAGTAGCGTGATTTGACTTTATGATAGCAAGCGTCTTTTTCTCCCGCTGCTTCATCAATATCAATCTCGTCACCTACTTCAACATTATTTTCTACGAACCATCCACGATTTACTTCTAATGCACACAGGACTTCTCCATCAGAAGCAACTGGTGTTTCATCATATGGTTCTAATTGTTTGATACTTTCGATTGTTCCTTCTTCAGTAATAAATGCAATATCAAGAGGAATTTTTGTTTCTTTCATATAGAAGGATTGGTGATCAACTTCTTCAAAAATAAATAACATCCCGCTGTTTATATCCAAACTTTCACGGAACATAAGTCCTAAGTTAAAATCTCTAATGTTATTAGGAATTTCAATAGAAAGTGGTAGCGTTGTAAATTCTTCAGTGTTCACGTTAATTGCCTTCCCTTTTCTATTTGGATTTGGATCTTTTGCATTTTTTCTACGAAACGCTGATTGTTCTTCACCTTTAGATAGATTGCGTTTCATTTTACTGGAACCACATTTGGGTTTTGTTGTTTGACCAGGTTGTTTAGCACAAGGTTTCCCAGAGTACTTACCACCAAGTTGAACCCAACCAGGTTTACCATCACTTGATTTACTTTTACCAAACCAATCACGCAGAGAAGAATCTCCACTCTTATTGGCTTCGTCTACAGTATGTCCATTCTCTTTACGAAGCATTCCTTCAGGATCAACCATAAATCCTTTAGGGATTGGTTTACACTCCTTATTTGTGTAGCAATAGTAATTACCTGGTTTGCACTTCATTTTTGGAAATCAACTTCCTCTTTATATTTATTACTAATATCTTCTCTAAATTGCTCAAAAGTTTTTCTTATCCTATTTTGAGTTCTACTTGTTTCTAAGTTAAATAACTTGTTTGATGCATCAACCATATTGGTAACATCAGAAAGACTTAATTTTTGTACTGGATAAACTCCAGAAAATCTCCACTTTGCTAATCCGGATTGTCCTGGAGTTTGATAATCCTGAGATAGTAAATCTATTCCTTGAGGAAAAAGATACTTATCATATCCAGCAACATTTGCAGATCCACTACCAGTGTATCCACCATTTCCAACAGACATTGCTGTTTCTTTTAAAAATTGGTTTAGTGTTTTCATACCTTGGTTAGCACTTTTGAAATTTTAAATACTGTTGATGAACTAGAACTCGGAGTTGCTCTAAATCTTACATTTCCCGAATTTATATCTGCATCAAATGTTGCAAGAACTGCTCCAGTTTTAATAGTACCAAATTCACTCATATAAACATTAGTTCCATCATGAACTAAATTCATGGTAGAAACATGATATGATGAACCTCTTGTGACTTGAACTTGATATTGTGCAGATCGATATACACTAGCACTAAATGTATCTATATTAGATTGTGATGTAGATGAAGTTGTAGAACTTGCAGCCTCTAATGCAATAATAGTAGTTGCATTTCCATTAGTACCAAGTAATAATCCATCTCTGGCAGTTACAATACCAACAGAATCTATATTAGTTACATCTTCATATGTAATTGTTCCTGCTACAGATATACTGCCACTAAATGATGCTGCAGTACCAACAATAGTTCCAGCAGCATTAATGTTGGTAAAATATGATGTTCCTGTGGTATCAATACCAACAATATCATTAGAAAATGCAGTACTAGCAATACCAACCCATTTGGAATCTGCCTGATTATAAATTAATAGTTTATTGTCACCATCAGTTTGATCAAAACTTACATCATCTAAATCTTTAATAAATCCGGCACCACCTCCACCAATAGAAGCAATCTGAGTTTGAATTCTATTAATAAAGATTTGATAGTGTTGTTTTAAATCTTTAAAGGTTGTAAATTGTTGATCAATTGGTGTTAATGGATCTTGTTGCCCACCAATATCTTGTGGTTTGTCATGTGGTTCCTCAAGGGCAACTTCATTTAAAGTCTTTACTTCTTCGTTTAGTTCTTTCTGTTCAGATTTTATCGTTCTTACAAGTTCTCTAAGATCTTTATAATCTGTTTTTAGTCTTCTAATATCATCATCATAATACTTTACTTCAGGTATTTTAATATTGGATAATTCTTCTTTTAAACCTTCAAAATAATTTAAAAGAACTTTATCAGTTTCAATACTATTTTCATTAACTTTTTTAAGATTCTCTTCTAAACTTTTTTTAAGAGTATTGTATTGACTATTAATTTGTTTTTTTAGTTTCCTATCATCATCCTTAAATTCTTTATGGTATTCCCATATTCTTAAAGATGAATCTCTAAGTTCTTTCCAAATATTTTCTTTTACTTCCTTATATTTTTCGTCAAGATCATTTAGTTCAGTTCCTCTCTGAACCTTATTCTCAAAAAATTTAGTCTCACTATCGTCAATTAATCTTTCCAACTCTTGACCTACAGTTTCTCTAAGAGTATCGATAGTATCATTTACCTTAATAAAATCACTATCAATTACACCAAAAGTTTTTCCTATCCAGGAAAAATCTGGAACTTCATTTACTTCATTAACCCACTTTGGAAAAGATGGTATTTCAGATTTTACTCTTTCAACCTCGTCACGAATTTTTTTTAGATCTTCTGCATGAACCTCTGGTTCTGGAAGTTCATCAATATTTTGATTTGTAAGATTTAATCTAGTTTCAAGATCTTTTATTTGTTCATCATAATATTTGACTTCTGGTAATTCTAAAACTTTTTCTTTTACACTATCAATCTGCTCACAGATTGCTTCAATTTCTCCATCATAATATTTGATTTCAGGAATTTCTGGAATGTCAGATTTTACTTGACTAATCTGCTCTGCAAGTGCTTCTAATTCCTTGTCATAATATTTTATTTCTGGAATGTCAGGTATATCTGATCTTACATCATTAATTAATCTTACTAGTTCTGGCCAAGGTGGAACTATATCTTTTATTTCTGCAAAAGTATTACCATCTAAATCTTCTATGGTTTGTACTTCTTCTTTAAATTCTTCTTTTTCGATGTAGTCCTCAACAGAGGGTAAATCCTCTTTTTCCTCTGTTAAAAAATCATCGACTGATGGTAGTTTACTAGTGTCTTCAGTAAACTCTTCAATCGAAGGTAAATCTTCGTATGACATTGTATGAGTAATCTTAGTACCTTGGAATTTCTCTTCCCTTTTTATTTATCCATTTCTTTAGTTTGTGCCTTTAATAGTTTTGCCAACTCTGCAGTTGATCCAACAAACAACGCATTATTGACAGTTGATGGCCCTTTTTGTTTTTCTTCTTCTACATCTTTCAATTTTTTCTGCAAGTCCATCAACTTATCAGTAGCATCAGCAACATTTTTAATTAATTGTCCTGCAACTTCATAGGCTCTAGGCATTTCACTTTCTTGAGCTAGTTCAAGAATACCATTAATTGCTTCTTGACCTTTTTCAATTATTGAGTATAGATTACCTCTTGTATAATCATAATCTTTTTTAATATCATCAGAGGTTTCTTTTATCTTCTCAATTTTTCTTTCAATAACTTCTGGTTGAACGATATCATCAACAACATTAAATTCATCATTTAAACTATCAAATTTTGTAGTCATATCACAAAGATCCACTGAATCCAAAATCATCACCTTCTGGGATAAGAGCATTGTCTGCTGTATCAATAATAGCAATTGGAGATCCTCTCAAATGCTCAGTGATAGTAGTTCCATCTCTTCCTCTAAGAACTGTAATTTTATTATCAGTAATAGATTTAATGAATAGTTCTTCACCTTCCAAATCAACATAAGATTTGGCCGTCAATCCAGAAACACTTTCAACTTCAATAACTTTAGTAGTTTTGGAGATATCTTCGGTTAATGTAGTAGTTGCATCTCCAACATAATTCTTGATTGCTCTTGGTACTACTGAATATGTAACTGCTCTTTGTGTATTGTCGGTATCTGTACCAGTAAGATAACTGACAGTTGCTTTTTTGATAATATCTTTGGTTGCAGTAGATACCGGACCAAATAGATATGTTTTTGCAGTAAATCTAAAAGTATAAAGTAAAACTCTTCTTGTTGTATAATCTCCCTCATAATCATCTTGCATGGTAATATTTTCCAAGATGACTGGAATATCTCTTTTCTCTTTAATAGATTCAACCAATTCTACTGATAAACTATATGCTGGTTGAAAGTATGGTAAAATTTGTTCTACAATTTGTAAAGCATCATCATTTAATTTTGCCATAACAGACAATTCAAATTGCATGTTATATGGAACTGGCATATACACTTTCTTAGATTCAGTTCCATCAGATGGATCTTTTACTGTATATGATTGAGTTGTGGTTACTTTTCTGGTAGGATCGTATGTGAGTCCAGTAAACTCAAACGACATTCTAGGTAAAGTAATAGCAGTTGACTTGTTTAAATCTGCTTGCTGCTCAAGTCTAGCTAAAAACTTCTGAGTCGGTCCATATGACAAAGGAACTCTAATAACATTTGTAATATTATCATCAGAATTCGTTTGTTTGATTGT